CACAAAGAGATAAACTGTATCCTAACAGAATTAACTCTTTCATCACCAAGGCTGGTCAAGGCACGTTCCTCTTTGGAGACAAGACTGCACTTTCTTATCAGTCTGCATTCGATAGAATCAACGTTAGAAGACTGTTCCTCACCGTTGAGCAAGCACTTGAAAAAGCAGCACAAGCTCAACTCTTTGAACTGAACGATGAACTGACAAGATCCAACTTTAGAAATATTGTTGAACCTTATCTCCGTGATGTTCAGGCAAAGGGCGGTTGCTATGGTTTCCTGGTTGTTTGTGACGAAACAAACAACACTCCTGACATCATTGACAACAATGAGTTCAGAGCAGATATTTTCCTGAAACCAACCAAGTCTATCAACTACGTCACCCTGACCTTCGTTGCTACACGCACTGGCGTTAGCTTTGAGGAAGTCGCAGGTAGAGTTTGATCCTTAAAAATACTAACTATCTACCATAAGAGGAAAAACAAATGGCAACAAGAGCAAACAAAAACCTTTCTCAATTCAAGTCTAGACTGATTGGCGGCGGTGCCCGCCCCAATCTGTTTGAAGTAGAACTTACCGCCTTCCCTGGCGGTATTGGTTGGGATGCTGAAACCTTCCAGTTTATGTGTAAGGCAGCAGCAATCCCTGCTTCAAACATCGCTTCAGTTGATGTTCCTTTCAGAGGACGTATCTTCAAGGTCGCTGGTGATAGAACCATCGATCCTTGGACCATCACTGTTATCAATGATGAGAACCAAGCAATCCGCCGTGCATTTGAGCAGTGGGTTGAACTGATGGCACGTCTTGACAACAATATCGGTGCTACACAACCAGCAGCGTATATGTCTAACGCTACTGTCTACCATCTGGGTAGAGGCAGCACGATGTCTTCCATCAACAATGAAGGAAGCGAAAACGTTGTAATCGCACAGTATCAATTTATTGATATTTTCCCCACCAACGTTTCACAGATTGACCTCTCTTATGAGAATGGCGATCAGATTGAGGAGTTTACCGTTGAGTTCCAGGTTAATAATATCCTGGCATCATCTTCTGGTCCTACTACTCAGCAACTTGAGTCTGGTGACGGTGGTAGTCTGAACGACGGCGGCGGTCAATAGATAATGTCTAAATAGGGTATACAGGAGTATACCCTAGAAAATAAATCATGGCGTCAAGATTATTTGGATTCTCAATTGAGGATACCGAAGAACAAACACCAACTACAGTATCCCCTGTCCCCGCTAATAGCGGGGATGGGGTTGATTATTATTCAAGTAGTTGTGGTTTCTTTGGTTCTTACCTTGATATTGAAGGTGTTTACAGAACAGAATATGATCTGATTCGTAAATATAGAGAGATGGCACTTCATCCTGAAGTTGATAGTGCAATTGAAGACATTGTAAATGAGGCAATTGTTTCTGATACAAATGAAACACCTGTCGAAATTGAACTTTCTAAATTGAATGCCAGCGATGGTATCAAAACAAAAATCCGTAAAGAATTCAAGTATATCCTTGATCTTTTAGATTTTAATAATAAGGCACACGAAATCTATAGGAATTGGTATATTGACGGTCGTCTTTATTATCACAAAATCATTGACCTAAAGAAACCCGAAGAGGGTCTTCAAGAGTTGCGTTGGATTGACGCAATGAAGATGCGCTATGTCAGGAAGCAAAAACAGAAACCTGGCGATGATGGTTCTTCAATTAAAAGTTATAGAGATCAGCAAAACCCTGCTGGTTATGACTTCCCTGATATTGAAGAGTTCTTTATCTACAATCCAAAAGGTTCATATCCATCTTCCAATCCTTTACAAAACCAGCAAGGTAGTAAAGGAATCAAGATGACCAAAGATTCTATTACATATTGTACTTCTGGTCTTGTAGATAGAAACAAAGGTATCACACTTTCATATCTCAACAAAGCAATCAAAGCACTTAATCAACTTCGTATGATTGAGGATGCTCTGGTTATCTACAGACTTTCTAGAGCACCAGAACGTAGAATTTTCTATATTGACGTTGGTAATTTACCCAAGGTAAAATCCGAACAATATCTGCGTGATGTCATGCAGCGTTATAGAAACAAACTTGTGTATGATTCTCAGACTGGAGAGATTAGAGATGACAAAAAATACATGTCGATGCTTGAGGATTTTTGGTTGCCCCGCAGAGAAGGTGGAAGGGGAACAGAAATCACAACTCTGCCAGGAGGCCAAAACCTTGGAGAAATCACTGATATTGAATACTTTAAGAAAAAACTATACCGAGCACTCAATGTTCCACCCTCAAGAATGGATGGAGAAGGTGGGTTTAACTTGGGGAGATCTTCTGAAATCCTGAGAGATGAACTGAAGTTCACTAAATTCGTTGGACGTTTGAGAAAGAGATTCTCAAATATGTTCAATGATATGCTCAAAACTCAACTGCTTCTGAAGAATATTATTACTCCAGAAGACTGGGAGAATATGAGTGAGTATATTCAGTATGACTTCCTGTATGATAATCACTTCTCCGAACTGAAAGATGCTGAACTAATGAATGAGAGGATGACTCTTCTTCAAGCAGCAGAACCATATATTGGTAAGTATTACTCTCAAGACTATATCCGTCGTCAAGTTCTCCGTCAAACTGACTTGGAGATTATTGAGCAGGATGAACTTATGGAGAAGGAAATCAAAGAAGGTTTATATCCCGACCCTGCAACTGTTGATCCAACAACAGGTTTGCCATTTGATATGGCATCACCAGAGGGAGCACTTGCACCAGCAGCATCTACTGATTTAGGTAAACCGCAAGTAGAACCATCTCCAGATGAGACTACAACTGAGGCACCTAAAATCCCCAAGGGTGGAGAAATATAAATATGTGTAGTAATTTACTGACAATTTTTAATGGATGATCTTTTAGATATGATTATCGCTGATGAATCTCCATCACAAATCAGTGACGTAATCAAAGATATGCTTTTTGCTAAGAGTGCAGAAAGAATCGATGCTGCCCGTCCTGTTCTTGCAAATGGTGTTTTTGGCGAAGACGAAATCGAAGTTGAGGATGAGATTGAAGTAGATGCTTCTGTTGATACAGAAGAAGATACCGAATAATTATAAATAAAATATATCAGTAGCAATAAAATGTCCAGAACATTACTAGTAGGTGTTGAAATTGCATGTCCAACCACTGTAGGAACTGCCACTAGTTTTAGTGAGGCAACTGTGGTGCGATTGGTCAATACAGATTCATCAGCACATTTGGTTACTCTTTTAGAAGAACAAAGTGGTGCCAGTATTGGTTCTATGACTCTTCCAGCTGGTGCTGTTGAGTTTTTAGAAAAGAAACCAGCACAAGTTGTTCTTGCTGCAAATGCCGCAGTCAAATGTGCAAAAGTAGGATTTACAGGTTAATCAAATGAAACTCATCACAGAAGAAATAGAACAGGTAGAATTTATCGTTGAAAATCGCAACGGTAAGAAAAGTCTGTATATCGAAGGTGTTTTCCTGCAGGGTAACATTCAGAACCGTAATGGTCGTATGTATCCTATGGAAACTCTGAGAAGAGAAGTTGCCCGTTATAACGAAAGCAACATCGTTTCTGGGAGAGCACTTGGTGAGTTGGGTCATCCTGATGGTCCCACTGTAAACCTTGACCGTGTTTCACACAAAATTGTTTCTTTGAGAGAATCTGGTTCTAACTTCGTTGGTAAGGCAAAAATTCTTAGCACACCAATGGGCAAGATTGCACAATCACTTATTGGTGAGGGTGTGAAACTTGGTGTTTCATCTAGGGGTATTGGTTCACTGAAACAAACCCGCGAAGGTGTAAACATTGTTGGCGAAGATTTTATGCTCGCCACTGCTGCTGATATTGTTGCTGATCCTTCTGCTCCCGATGCTTTCGTTGAAGGCATTATGGAAGGTAAAGATTGGGTATGGGATGGTGGTATTCTCCGCGAAAAACTTGCAGAGAAAACATATGCCCAAATTAATACCCTTGTAGACACAAAACAATTAGAAGAGAATAAGTTATTCTTATTTGACCAATTCCTTTCTAATTTGTAACTTTATAAATAAATATAGATTAAAAATAGAAAGGTTAATCGGAGAGTTCAAATGTCCCGTGGAAAATCATTACAAGAAATGGAAGTAAAGACACAACAATCCCGTACCGCTGTCAACAGTGGTGCGAAGGCTGCGGAGGCAATGCCTAAAATGTCTGATCCAGGAACCCAGCTGGCTTCTGTAGAAGATTTGGGTGGTCCTACCCCTGAAAACTATAAGCCTGACGATGACTCAGCAAAACTGAGTATTCCCGGAGGAACTCTCAAGCAGGTCAAAGATGTAGTTACCAAAGGTGCAAAGTCTGCAGAATCCATGAAGTCCATGAAGAAAGAGGAAGAAGAGTTCGACACTGAAGCAGTGATCGAAGAAGAGGAAGAGACCACCGAAGAGGTAGTTTCTGAATCTGAAGAGAATACTGAGTATGATGTCGAAGAAGATGTAAACGCACTTCTTGGTGGCGAAGAACTTTCTGAGGAGTTCAGGGCAAAAGCAAAGACTATCTTTGAAGCTGCTATCAACGCTAAACTTACTGAAATCCAAACAACTCTGGAAGAGCAATACGAAGAGAAGTTTGCTGCCGCTCTCAATGAAGAGAAGGAAGCACTTGCTGAGCGTGTTGATTCTTACCTTGAGTATGTTTCTGATGAGTGGTTTGAAGAAAACGCACTCACTATCGAAAACGGTCTGAAGACCGAAATGACAGAGTCCTTCCTTTCTGGAATGAAGGGACTCTTTGAAGAACATTATGTATCAATCCCTGAAGATAAGTATGATGTAGTCGAGAGCATGGTAGAAAAACTTGATGACATGGAGACCAAGCTTAACGAGCAAATTGAGAAGAACATCACTCTGAACGGCAGACTTGCTGAATCAGTTGCTGATGGTATTCTTGATCAAGTTTCCGATGGACTCGCGTCCACACAAAAGGAAAAACTTGCTTCCCTGGCGGAAGGTGTTGAGTTTGAAAGTGAAGAAACATATCGTGAAAAACTGGAAACTCTGAAGGGATCGTATTTCAATTCCAAGCAGACTCCAGCACAGACCAAGACTGAAACCCTTTCTGAGGGTACTGACGTATCTGGTGTTCAGTACACCGATTCAATGACGGCGTACCTGAGGACCATGGGCAACTTTGGTCTGGGCAAATCCTGAATTTAATATCAATTCAAACGCAAACTTTCCACTAACTAATAGGTAAAAAGCAAATGTTCCAATCCGAGCATCTGCAGGAAAAGTGGGCACCTCTTCTCAACCATGAAGGTTGTGATAAGATCTCTGATCCCCATAGAAGAGCTGTTACTGCTGTCCTGCTTGAAAACCAAGAAAAATTCTTAAGAGAGCAATCCGCATTCGAGCATGGCGGAATGCTGACTGAGGCACCTAATGTCAACACTGACCCCTCTGGATCCGGTAATGCTGGTTTCAGTGGTAGTGCTGCTTCCCCCGTTGCAGGTTTCGACCCCGTTCTGATCTCTCTGATCAGACGCTCAA